AAGAAATACATTCATTTATCCCATTATCAGAAATGTTTGGTTATGCAACAGACTTACGTTCTAAAACACAAGGTAGAGGAACATACTCTATGGAACCATCTCATTACGAAGAAGTTCCAAAATCAGTACTTGAAGCAATTGTTGCATCAAGAGCTAAAAAAGAAGATTAATAAGGAAATAAGTATGAAAAAAATATTGTACTATTTACCTAATTTTATATTAGGAGGATATGCTATAATTTATATGCCTATATGGATGCGTTTGGTAGAAAAATTTCATTTATCAATTACTCCTCTTTGGGATGCCGAACATGTTATGGATAAACTCTCATGGAATTTGATTATTATTTCATGCATATTAAAATTATTTTTTAAAAGTAAAAAATTTGAATTAAAAGAGTTAGAGAAAAAAATAGGGATAATATTATTTGTAATAGAAATAGTATTAATATTTTATCTAGGAGTATTAATATCCTTTGCATAAAATAACAAATTTCTATTGCAAAATCAGCTAAAATAGTATATAATTCAATTGCTTATTAATATTTTGTTAATAAATTTCAAAAATAAAAAATTTAAGGAGGAATTTTCAAATGGCAAAAGCAAAATTTGAAAGAACAAAACCACACGTTAACATTGGTACAATCGGACATGTTGACCATGGTAAAACAACAACAACAGCAGCTATTACAAAATACTTATCATTATTAGGACAAGCTAAATTCGAAGCTTACGATCAAATCGACGGAGCACCAGAAGAAAAAGCAAGAGGAATCACAATTAACACAGCTCACGTAGAATACGAAACAGATAACAGACACTACGCACACGTAGACTGTCCAGGACACGCTGACTATGTAAAAAACATGATTACAGGTGCAGCACAAATGGATGGAGCTATATTAGTAGTATCAGCTGCTGATGGCCCAATGCCACAAACAAGAGAGCACATATTATTAGCAAGACAAGTAGGAGTAAAGCACATAGTTGTTTACTTAAACAAATGCGATATGGTTGACGATCCAGAACTATTAGAATTAGTAGAAATGGAAGTTAGAGACCTATTATCAAGCTATGATTTCCCAGGAGATGATATCCCAGTTGTTAAAGGATCTTCATTAAAAGTATTAGAAGGTGGATCAGATGTTAACGCTGCAGAATATGCTCCAATGAAAGAATTAATGGATGCTGTTGACAACTATATCCCAACACCAGAAAGACCAGTTGACCAACCATTCTTAATGCCAGTAGAAGACGTATTCACAATTACAGGACGTGGAACAGTTGCTACAGGTAGAGTAGAAAGAGGTATAGTAAAACTTTCTGACGAAGTTGAAATTGTAGGATTAACAGCTGAAAGAAGAAAAACAGTTGTTACAGGTGTTGAAATGTTCAGAAAATTATTAGACCAAGCAGAAGCTGGAGACAACATAGGTGTATTATTAAGAGGTGTTGACAGAACAGACATCGAAAGAGGACAAGTTTTATCAAAACCAGGATCAATCAATCCACACACAAAATTCACTTCTGAGGTTTATGTATTAACTAAAGAAGAAGGTGGAAGACATACACCATTCTTTAACGGATACAGACCACAATTCTATTTCAGAACAACAGACGTAACAGGTGTTATCGAATTACCAGCTGGAACAGAAATGGTAATGCCAGGAGACAACATCTCTATGACAATCGAATTAATCACACCAATCGCTATAGAAAAAGGATTAAGATTCGCTATACGTGAAGGTGGAAGAACAGTTGGTTCAGGAGTTGTAGCTGACATAATAGCTTAATTATAACTTGAAATACAGAAATAGCAAGGGTTACAGAGAGTTGTAACAACCTTGCTATTTTTATTTTCCCACTTTTTTCCCACTTTAGTTTTTAAAGATATAATTAATTTTATTAACAGAGGTGTCTTTTGCTTCTGGTAATACTGCAAGATATATTTCAGTAGAAGATAATTTTTTATGTCTCATTAGTTTCATAATAGTATATAAGTCAGTTCCATTTAATAAAAGTAATACAGCAAATGTATGTCTTAAATCGTGGAATTTCCTATATACAAATTCCTTGTTTGCTTCGCATAACTTTAGTAGTTTTTTTCTCCATATTTTTTCAAGATCCTTTTTATCTATCTGATGACCATTAGCTGTGAATACATATTCAGAGTCACGAGGTAGGCTTTGTAATAGCTCATAAATGAAATCGGACATTGGTATAATATCAATACTACTTTCTGTCTTTGGTGTTCCATCTTTAGTTTTATATCCTGTTTTTTCTCCTTTTTCATTAAAGGTTGCTGAACGAGTAGTATTATTTTTAACATAAATTTCTCTTTTTTCAAAATTTAGATGTGTCCATTTTAAACCAACAATTTCTCCTTCACGCATTCCAGTTCCAAGTGCAAAATCAACAACATCCTTGTATTTATTTTCAATAAAAGCTTCTCTTAATATTGGGATTTCATCTTCTCTAAAATAATTAAATGGAACTTTTTGTTTTTCAATTATTGCATCAACATCAATATCTTTATCTTTTGGAATATTAACTAATCCTTTATTGCATGGATTTTTAACAATATGTCCTTCTTTTTCACAATATAAAAAGAATTGATGCAATAATTTATGAACATCCTCAATTGTTTCTGTAGAACGATCCTTTTTAAAAAGAGTATTATAATAATCTTGAACAACAATACTTGATATTTTTTTAATAGGAATATCTGCAAACGAGAATGGTTTTATATGATTCCTAAAAGTTCCTTCATATGTTTCTAATGTTGTTTCTTTTATTTCGTGTATTTTAACAGAAAAAAGCCATTTATGGAGTAATGTTTTAATAGTAATATCTTTTGTTTGTATTACACCCAATTCGGCTTCTTTTTTTCTTTCGTAATATTTGTCTTCTGCTTCGCTTTTACTTTTGCCATAAAAATCTTCATACTTACCATTTATCTTCCTGTGGATTCTAAAATAGTCAGTTCCGTTTTTATTGCAATTAGTTTTTTTAGCCATAAAAAACCTCCATTTTTCAAATTTAATTTCTTAATAACACTTGAAAAATAGAGTACATTTGTATATAATACAAATGTAGTCACTTTTCAAAGTGCCTATCTTCGGGTAATGTGTGTCGTCTCGCAAATGAAACACATTATCCTCTTTTTTTTATCTATTATCTAATAAAACTTTGTTATCAAAAGTAAAATAAATCATTGTTAAATCTTGATCATATTCTGCATAAAAATTAGAACGAATCATTGCTCCAAAACTATTTTGAGAATCTACAGAACCACTTACTACATATCTGCTATATTCTTCGTTATAACCAAATTTCTGATTTGAAAATTTAGCAGTACTTGGTGACTTCAAGTTGTTTTTTACTAGCTGTTCTGTATAAGCATAAGCTTCTGCAGAATTATTATCAATTCTTTTTTGTCTTTCTTTTTTTGCTTCTTCTAACGCTTTTTCTTCAGCTTCTTTTCTTTCTTTTTCCTCTCTAGCTAATCGTTCTTCCTCGGTCTCTTGCTTTTCTTCCGTTATTGTTGTATTAATTGTGTTAGTGTTTAGAGTAGCTGTCTCATTCGTATTTGTTAAATCTGTTGAAATACCATATATCATTGAAATTACTATAATCCAAAACCACCACTTTTTAATTAGAATTTTAGGCGAGTTTTTTACATCTTTAAATTCTTCTAAAGTATATTTTTTAATATTTTCCCACATACAAACTCCTTTCTATTTAAAAGCACTAGTATTTTCAACACTAATAACCTTACCAATGCATTTAAATTCTTTTTCTTCTAATTCTTTATTTGTTAATCTCATAACAGGATAATATGGATTCATAGCATGAAATTCAATGTGATCAATATACTTTTCTACTTTTCTAATATATTCTTGTTTTTCTAACAAAAATAATATTGTTTCTCCATTATTAAAGGTTTGTTTTTTATTGACTTTTGCTACATCTCCAATATCTAAAAGAGGGGACATTGACTGGTCTTTTGCAATAAACAACAATATTGAACTATTATTAATAATTTTGTTTTTATCTAATGATAAAAGCATTTTTTTTGCTGGTACTAAGGCTTTATTAAACTCGTTATAAAATTTTTCTTCATTATTAGATAAATCTAAATCATTTGGTATAAATGCAAAAACATAATTTAAAATAGTTAATAAAATTTGCTTTTCTCTTTCAGTTTCTCTATTTGTAGGATTAGGAGAATATTTTAAAACAAAAGCTAAAGATTGAATATTTTGACTATCATGCATAAAGCAATTAATAGCATCATTGTATTCTTGTTCTGTTAAATTATAATATTTTAACTTTTCTTCTAATTCTTCTTTTATATCATTTTCATTATAATTTATATATCCACATATTTTCATTAGATTCATATAAGAATATGTGCCTCTTGAAGCATCTGCAATTCCAATTAAAACTTTAGGAGAGGGAGGACTATCTAACTTTAAATTCATATATTGTGAAAGATAAGTTCTGTTAACTCCTGAAGCTTGAGCAAAATAAGTTTGATTTTCATAAAGTTCGTTAATAGTTTTTAATGCAATTGCAAATTCATTCTTATTAAACATGGTCAAACCTCCTTCCAATACTAGTATATTACAACATTTAAAAAAAATCAATAAAAATGTTAAAAATTTTAACAAAAACTATTGACATTTTTAAAACACAACTATATAATCAAATTGTTAAAAAAATTAACAAAAAGGAGGGAAAAAAATGATTGCTAATATAGAAGCTATAAAAGAACTAATAAAAGAGAAGTTTCGAGGCAACATTACATGGTTTGCTGAAGAAATAGGCATGGATGCAACATATGTAAGTACCATTTTGAACAATCCAGACAAAAGAAAAAGCGATAGATTTTGTAATTTAGTTATAAAATATTGCGAATTAAATAATTTGGATTTTAAAAACTATATTTTTTTAGAGTAAAATGTTAAAAAAATTAACAAAAAGGAGAGCAAATATGATTAATTTTAAAAAAGAATGCGAGACGACACACAATTAAAAGGAGGTCAAAAAATGGAAGAAGAATGGATCAGCCTAAATGAATTTATGCGAAGAAGAAAAATTGGCTACGAAGTTGCATTACAAATGATTGAAAACAACGAAGTAGAATATAAAAAAACAGCAGGTGGTAGATACAAAATAAAGGTAGGCGGAAATGCAGTAAGTAGAGAAATTTTTGAACAGGAAAGAGAAAAAAGAATACAAGCAGAAACAAAACTTAATTTATTAAAGAAAATTTTAGTAGAAGGGATAGAAAACAAATGAGAATAGTAAATAAGAAAAAATTTATAAAAGCAATAACAGGTCTAATAGTTACATTAATATTAATAATAACAACTGCATGGATAGCAATAGACTTTATTTTATATCCAGAGCAATACCTTACAACTTGGAGATATCAACTTAAACTTGACATAGAAGATGGAGATCAAGAAGCAATAGATTACTATCAAAAAACATACCTGGATAATGGAAAAAAATTATGGGATTAGGAGGAACAATCTATGAACATCAAAGAATATGTAAAAAGTTTATTTATCATATATAGATACAACAATATGCGTACTACATTAAGAATTATGAAAAATAATTTAAAACTTTTGAAAGGAGGGAATTAATATGGGGTATCAAAAAATCAAAGAACTTATTTCAGATATAGATGAATTTCATAATGAAGCTGAATTAAGAGAAATATTACAAGAAATATTATTCATCTGTGAAGATAACTTAAAAAATGAACCATCTACCGACAGCCAAATCGAAAAATAGATGATTCATAAAAATATTTATATAAATACTTCTATGAACATTTTATCATAGAAAGTTAGAAAGGACAATAAAAAATGAGTAATTTATATCAATTAACAAATAATTATGAAACTTTATTAAATATGCTATATGACGAAGATATAGACGAGCAAGCAATAATAGACACATTAGAGGGAATAGAAGGAGAAATTGAAGATAAAGCAGATGGATATGCAAAAATAATAAAAGAATTAGAATCAAAACAAAATGCAAGAAAAGAAGAAGCAAAACGATTAACAGAAAGTGCAAAAGTGTTTGAAAATAGAATTAAAACATTAAAAAGTAATTTATTTAATGCAATGAAAACAACAGGAAAAGAAAAGTTTTCAACAGACTTATTCACATTTAATATTGCAAAAAATGGAGGAAAACAATCCTTAACAATAGATGGAGAAGTACCAGCAGAATATACAAAAACAATTATAGAAAATGACACAGATAAAATAAGACAAGCATTAGAAGCAGGTCAAAAATTACCTTTTGCTCATCTTGAACCAAGAGGGGAAAGTTTGAGGATTAAATAATGGAGAAATTAACAGTAGGCAAATTAAAAAAAGCTTTAGAAAATGCACCAGATGATTTAGAAGTGGAATTATGGAGCGATAGCGGAGTAGATCAATGTGATGATAATGACTTTGATGTAGTAGTAGAAGATGCATATAAACATGACAATAAGTTTATTATTTATGCTAATTATAGAGATTTTTTTGGAGAAGAGGAGGACGATGACTAAATGAAAAAAAGAATTGAAAATCTTAATTTAGATAGTGAATTGTTAAAACCAATGAAAGAAAAATTAGAAAACTCAATTGATATTTTAACAAAAAATGCAATTTTAACAAAAAAAGAAGCAGAAATCACATTAAAAATAAATATAAGTGTAACAAAAAAAGATAGAGAATTTAACGATGAAATTCAAGAATATTTACAACCAATTTATGATTTTCAAATATCAGAAAAAATAAAAGAAGCAAAGGGATCATATAAAGGTGTAGTTGGATTTAATTATGCAATAACAATTAATGACGAAAACAATGTAATAGTACAAGATGTAAACGAACAACAAAGTTTATTTTAGGAGGTGTAAAAATGGGAATACCAGTATTAATTTTAGGAGAAAGTGGCTCAGGTAAAAGTTGCTCATTAAGGAATTTTGAAAAAGAAGATGTTGCTATATATAACATTGCAGGTAAGCCACTACCGTTTAAAAAACAATTAAACAAAGCAGATAATGTTACATACACACAAATTAAAAGTAATATGCAAAAAGGGACATTTAAAACTTATGTAATAGATGATTCTCAATACTTAATGGCTTTTGAAATGTTTGATAGAGCAAAAGAAATTGGCTATAACAAATTTACAGATGTAGCACTTAACTTTAGGGGATTAGTAGACTTTGTAATAAAAAATACTCCTGCAGATACAATTGTATATTTCTTACATCATACAGAAACAACAGATACAGGAAAAATAAAAGCAAAAACAAGTGGAAAAATGCTTGATAATCAACTTACACTAGAAGGATTATTCTCGATAGTATTGCTTTGTAAAACAGATGGACAAGAGCATTATTTTGAAACTCAAAGTGATGGATATACAACTTGCAAATCACCAATGGGAATGTTTGAAGCAAAAATAGATAATGACTTAAAAGTAGTAGACACAACCATTAGAGAGTATTACGAATTAAACAAAAAGGAGGAAAACAAAAATGAGTCTACGAAGAAAAATTGAAAGAACACAATTAAAAAGACAATGGAAAGAACACAACAAGGGTGTAGCCAAAAGATATAGATCAGATTTCAAAGGATTTTGGAACTGGTTTCAAAAAAGAAAGAGAGGTGAGAAATAATGGAATTTAGTACATTAGAAATAATAGGTTTAGCATTTATGTCAGGTTTAAAAATAGCAGAAATGGCAGAAGACATAATAGAAGAAAAAGATGAAGAAAATGTAGTAGATGAAAAAGAAGAAAATATAGCAACAGGAGTAGTAAAACTAGAAGGCGAAAAAGCAAAAGAATTTATGAAATTTATAGAAAAACTTACAGGGGAGGAAAAAGAATAATGAGTACAAGACCAACATTCTTACAAACACCAACAGTTGAAATTGACCAAGATAGATATGAAGAATTAATTAAACACGAATTACAATATGAACAATACAAAAAATCAGCAGATGAAGCGATAAGAACAATTATTGAAACAAATGTAGATATTAAAGTAATAAATGAAAGTGAGGAAAAAGAGTAATGGAAATATTAAAAGTATCAAGCCAATCAAATCCAAATTCAGTAGCAGGAGCTATTGCAGGAATGATTAAAAATGAAAACAAAATTGAAATACAAGCAATAGGAGCAGGGGCATTAAATCAAGCAATAAAAGCTATTGCAATTGCAAGAGGGTTCGTAGCACCATCAGGAATAAATTTAGTATGCATACCAGCATTTACAGAAGTTGATGTTGAAGGTGAGAATAGAACAGGAATTAAATTGATTATAAGGGAGGGAAATTAATTATGGAAAAAATGCAAGGATATGATGAAGCACAAGCCTTAACAGGGGAATATGAAATATTAGAACCAGGAGGGTACATATGTGTAATAAAGAAAGCAAAAGAAGAAACTAGTTCTACTGGAAAGAAAATGTTAGTAATAGCCTTTGATATAGCAGAGGGAGAACATAAAGACTTTTATCAAAGAAGATTTGACGATTTAGTAAAAACAAATCCAGAAACAAAATGGGGTGGAGTTTATAGACAAATGCTAGAGGGAGAAAAAGCAACAGGTTTCTTAAAAGGAATGATGACATCATTAGAAGCATCAAACACAAACTTCAAATGGGACTGGGATGAAAATAAATTAGTCGGATTAAAATTTGGTGGACTATTTGGAAGAGAAGAATATGAAAACCAAGTGTCTGGAGAAAGAAAAATGACAACAAGACTTAGATTTATCAGAACAGTTGAATCAATTAAGAGTGGAAAATTTGAAATTCCAAATGACAAAATGTTACCAGCTAGAGGAGAAGCTTTTGACAGCTTTGCAACATCATCTGATAATGATGATCTTCCTTTCTAGGAGGTAAACCATGAGTTTGATAAGAGAAGTTAAAGAAAGAGCAGATATTGTAAAAGTAGCAGAACTTTATGGTTTAAAAATGAATAGGGCATATAAATGCGTATGCCCTTTCCATAAAGAAAAGACAGCAAGTCTTTCTATATCACCACAAAAACAGATATGGAAATGCTTTGGATGTGGAAAAGGTGGAGATGTAATTTCTCTTGTATCAGAATTATTAAATATAAATCCTTTAGAATCAGCCAAAAGTATAAATAGCACTTTAGGTTTAGGATTAGATTCAGAAAGACCAAATAGTTATTTAGAAATAAATAAATATAAAGAAAAAAGAAAAACAGAAGAAATGTTTAAAAAATGGGAAAATAAGACATTTCAATTACTATGCGACTATTTACATTTATTATGGAGATGGGAAGAATTGAAAGATCCAGAAAATGAAATGTATGTAGAAGCATTGCATCAAAAAGATTATATAGAATATGTAATCGACACAATATTTATAAACGGAACAAACGAAGACAAAATATGGTTTTGGAAATACGAAAAAAAGGTGGTGAGTAGAATTGAGTCAAGAATTAGAACTTTCAGAGCAATTGATAAGTAATGGTTTTACACCTTTTGGAGAAATTGAAGAATTAACAAAAGAAAATATTTTAGACAAAGAAATATTTGAACATATATTTTCAATTGACAATCAAATAGCAAGAACAACTCTAATTATAAAACTACAAGATAAAGCAAGAGAATTAGGTAATATAAGAAGCTTTGATAAGTTGTTAAAAGCTTATCAAACAGAATTTGCACAAAAATTCAAACAAAGGGGAAGTAATACAATTCAATTCACACAACCACCAATAGAAAACTTAAAGTGTGGAAAATGGGAATGTGAAGATACAGGAGTAACAAAAAGTACATTGGGAGCAGGTATGATTCCGCAAACAATAGTGGCTTGTTCACATCCAATATTACCAGTAGAAAGATTAATTAATGTTGATTCAGAAACAGAGAAGATAAAACTAGCATTTTTCAAAGATAATAAATGGCAATACATAACAATTGAGAGAAGTATGGTAGCAAATAAATCTAATATTATCCAATTATCAGATCGAGGAATTGAAGTAAATTCAGAAAATGCAAAAGACCTTGTATCTTATATTGCAGATGTAGTATCACTTAACGCAAAAGAAATTCCAGTAAGTCGTAGTACAGATAGGTTAGGGTGGATAGAAAATGAATTTGCACCTTATGTAGACGATTTAAAATACGATGGTGATTTTGCTTTTAAAGATGTATATGCAAGCATAAGAGAAGTTGGAGAATACGAAGAATGGAAAGAAGTATGCAGAAAAGTTAGAAAAGAAAGTAGAATTGCACATATACTTTTAGCATCTTCATTTGCTAGTACACTTAACGAAATATTGGGAGTATTGCCTTTTGTTGTACATGTATGGGGCGGAACTGGAACAGGTAAAACTGTAGGATTAATGCTTGCAATGTCTGTATGGGGAAATCCTGAAGTAGGAAAAATGGTAAGAACATTAAATGCAACACAAGTAGCATTAGCAAGATATGCATCCTTTGTACATGATATTCCATTTGCTGGAGATGAATTACAAACTATAAAAAATAGATGGGATAGCTTTGATAATCTAATAATGTACTTAACAGAAGGTGTTGATAGAGGTAGAGGTAAAGCATATGGAGGAATAGAACTTTTAAAAGAATGGAATTGCTGTTTCTTATTTACAGGAGAAGAACCGATAACAAAACCAACTTCTGGTGGAGGAGTAAAAAACAGAGTAATAGAAATTGAAGCAACTGAAAAAGTAATTGCAGATGGTAATTTTATAAGTAATTTTGTAAGAAAAAATTATGGATTTGCTGGTAAAGAATTTATAAAGAATATTCCTAAAAAAGATGAATTACAGCAAAGATACAGAGAGATTTTTCAAAATATATTAAAAGAAACAGACACAACTGACAAGCAAGCAATGGCAATGGCAACAATACTTCTAGCAGATGAACTATCTACAGATTTGATTTTTAAAGATGAAAAATTAACGATAAATGATGTTAAAAAATGGCTTACAAGTGCTAAAGAGGTTGATGTTTCTACAAGAGCATATGAATGGACAATGAACTGGATTTCACAAAACATAAATAGATTTAGAGAAAACGAAAATGGAGAAATTTGGGGTAAATATATTGAAACAGAAGATATATGTCTAGTAAATAAAAGTTTATATGCTGAAGCATTAAATAAAGCAGGATTTGATTTTACAGCAGTAATTAGAAATTTTGCAGATAGAAACCAAATTGAAAAGAATACTCAAGGGAAATTCACACATTCAACAAAGGCGTTTGGTGTAAAAGCAAATTATATAAAATTCAGGCTAGAACCTGATAAATCAGATATAGCTTATGAAAAAAATTATCAACAAGATATGGAGGATTTGCCATTTTAGGTCTAACCTAAAATCAAAAGGTTAGACCAAGGTTAGACCATCTTAAAGTTAGTAAACAAGCGAGTTGTATAAAATAAAAAATTAAAAGTCTAACCTCTAACAAAATAATAATATCATATGGCAAATTTTTTATTGTAACACAAAAATAAAAATTTTTATAAAAATATAAATATATTCACGGAAAAAGGTTAGACAGGTTAGACCTATATATAAATGGCATATTTGAGGTATGTAAAAAAAAGAAATTGGAGGTTAGACCATAATGAAAAGTAAAGAAGAAATTATAAATGATTCTATAAAACTTGAAACACCTCCTGCAGATTATAACTTATTAGAAATACATTGTTTTCTAGCATTGAAGCAGTTATTACTTATGTTTCATAATAAGCAGATAACTACTGAAAATGCTAGTAGAACAAAACAACTAATATTAGCAGATTATGAAAAAAGGTATAAAGAATTTAATTTTGAAAAAAGTATGTTTCAAGAACACATAGAACATATAAGAAAAACTGAAAACGCAAGAACAAAGTTAAGAAAAATTTTAAATGGAGAAGCGGAAGAAGCTAAACCAATAACTGAAGAAAGATTATGCGAAACAATAAATATTTGCATGGAAATTATAGCAACAGTATTTAAGGGGGAATTTTAAATGTTAATTGTAAATCAAAATAAAGATTTAGTAGTAAATGTTAATAAAGTAGAAATGATAGGAATAAATCCTGATTGCAAAGAACAAATTGCTTGCACATTTGAAACAGGAGCACAAGATATAGGTATATATGAAAATGAAGCAAGAACAAAAGAAGTATTTTTAGAAATAATAAATAGATATAAAAATTGGGAGAATTTGAAAGCAGGACAAGGAACAGGAGTATGTCTACCTGTATATGAAATGCCAAAGGAGTGAAACAAAAATGAAAAAGCCAACAGTATGTAGATATTGTGGAAGTCCAGTTGTTTATACTTCCAATGCAGAGATATATGGAAGAGAATATGGAGAAGGCAAATGTTATTTGTGCAGAAATTGTAGGGCATTTGTAGGAGTACATCCTGGAACTGATGAACCTCTTGGAACTTTAGCAGATGATGAATTAAGACAATGGAGAAAAACAGCACATTACTGGTTTGATCAGATATGGAGAAAACCATTAAGAATTACAACAAGATACAAAGCTTATGGTTGGTTAGCTGAACAATTAGGAATTTCAAGAGAATATACACATATTGGTATGTTTGAAAAAGAAGAATGCGAAGAAACAATTAGACTTGCAAAAGAAAGAATAGAAAAATATACACAAGGAAGGAGTGAGATTTTTAGGTGCATTTAGAATTACGAGATTATCAAAAAGAATGTATAGAAATAATAGATAATTTGCAACCAGGCTCATATTTAATACAAATGGCAACAGGATGCGGAAAAACAGCAACATTTACAAACATAAAAAGAAAAGGTCGTGTACTAGTCCTAGCACACAGAGAAGAACTAGTAACACAACCAATAAAATACTATGACTGCCCTGTCGGAATTGAAATGGCGAATCACAAGTCCAACGGAGAACCAGTCGTAATAGCATCAGTACAAAGTATAATACATAGATTAGAAAAATTCAAGCCTACAGATTTTGATATGATCATAACCGATGAAGCACATCATGCTCCAGCATCATCATATAGAAAAGTATATGATTATTTTAAACCAAGGTTACATTTAGGATTTACAGCTACACCAAACAGAGGTGATAATGTAAGGCTTGACGATATATATCAAGACATCATATTTGAAAGAGATATTAGATGGGCAATACAAAATAAATACTTAACTGATATTTACTGTATGAGAGTAAATATTGGATACGATATATCGAAAGTAGCAAGAAGAATGGGAGATTTTGCACCAGGAGAACTTGAAGAAGTAATGAATCAAGAAGTGTTGAACAATGCTATTTTAGATGCGTATAAAAAATATGCGAAAGGTCAAACATTGATATTTGCTTGTAGTGTAAAGCATGCACAAGCAATAGCAGACAAAATACCAGGTGCGGTAGCAGTAACTGCAGATACAAAAAACAGAGAAGAACTAATACAAAAGTTTACTAATAGAGAAATACCTGTACTTGTGAATTGTATGATTTTTACTGAAGGAACAGATATGCCACTTGTTGAAACAGTTATGATAGCAAGACCAACAAGCAATAGTAGTTTATATACACAAATGGT